CTTTAGTTATCTGGCTTGCTGTTAATGTTGGTGTACATTGCGCTCTAATGTATGTACTAAATACAATAATATTTTTTGTTAAATATATTTATCGAAAATTATTCAATCTTTTTTGTTTAATTTTCTTTACTTTTATTGTATATTTTGGATTTAGAAATAAAACTATTCTAGTTACTTTGGACAATCCCCAATTTTATACATTAGATCCTTCTCAACGATACGCGAATTATACTCTTCAATCTGCTGATTATATTAATAAAATATTGCAGAAGCATGAGTTTATTATTTCGTGTATTGAAGATATTATGATTTTTCAACGTGGACTCTTAAAGTTATTACGTGAAGATAATAAACATTTTAAAACTGATTTATTAGTTTTAGTTGCCACACTCGTTAAACTCCGGACTGGAAGATCTGCAACTGGTGCAGTATTTTCCACGGTGTGTAAAGGATATGACGGGTCTTCCATTATCTTATCCCAATTGATTGCAGCTATCGAAAAAGCTCCAGATAGCGACTTTGACCCCCAAACTGAATTAGAACATTTCCCTTTACAGGCTCTTGATTTTGAATTCATGGAAACAAAAGTTGCTAATTTTCGAAATACCCTCAATTTATTTGAAACACTTAAAACAACCAAAATTTACCAAAAATTATCTAAGTTGTTCTTATATTTGTTAAGTTCAAAACTACTTACCAATGTTGGTATAACTTTAGATACTGTCGGTTTCAATAATATTGAACGTGCCACTATGGAACGTAAGTTTCATATGGGGCCAGACTTTTTGGTATCAGTTTTAGATACTGTATCTTTTCTTATTGAAAGAGGTTTTCAAATTATACGCACAGGTGATATTACAACTATATTCCATAGTGGTAATGAATATGCGGAATTATATGAATCTTACTATCAATTAAAGATAAAATCTAATCAGCTACACAATCCTGAACAATTTGGTTTTCAAATTAGTTCATTTCGTTCAGAGCTATATGACACTCTTGAAAAATTCGAGAGTATTTTAAAACATTCATCGAAACTTGATGCATTCGCACGCAAC